GCTTTTTAACCTAATTTATGAGGAATATTAATGCTAGAGATAAGCAGAGATGATGTACACGCAGACGAACTAGTAGAGTACCCAAAAGACGAGAGGTTTATAAAACTTCCAATCCAGCAATATATGGAACTTTTAGGGATAACTCCTATCGCATCTCAAATTGCGCTAATCAATGCACTTAATAATCCTAACTACCGTTTTGTTGTAGCAGCACTGTCTAGAAGACAAGGTAAGACTTACATAGCAAACATAATCGGGCAGCTCGTAGCGCTTGTGCCAGGCACAAACGTGCTAATTATGAGTCCGAACTACTCACTTTCACAGATTTCTTTCGACCTACAACGAAATCTAATTAAGCACTTTGACCTAGAAGTAGCAAGGGATAATGCTAAGGACAAAATAATCGAGTTAACCAATGGAAGCACTATTCGTATGGGATCAGTCAATCAGGTGGATAGTACCGTTGGTAGGTCTTATGATCTTATTATATTTGATGAAGCGGCTCTAGGTGATGGAGGGATGGATGCGTTTAACGTAGCCTTAAGACCTACCCTTGATAAACCTAATAGTAAGTGTGTATTTATATCAACCCCTCGTGGTAGAAATAACTGGTTCTCAGAGTTCTATCAACGTGGTTTCAATGACGAATATGATAACTGGGCATCTATTCGCGCAACCTATCACGAAAACCCTAGAATTTCACAGAAGGACATTGACGAAGCCAAGAAAGGTATGTCAAAGGCTGAGTTCGAGCAAGAGTATTTAGCCTCCTTCAATACATTCCAAGGACAGGTATGGGATTTCAATTACGAAGAATGTGTGGCAAACTTGGAGGAACTAGATACTTCCAAGATGGATGTATTCGCAGGGTTAGACGTTGGTTATCGTGACCCTACTGCTTTTTGTGTTATAGCTTACGACTGGGACTCAGAGACATATTATATTTTAGATGAGTATATGGAAGCAGAGAAGACCACCGAGCAACACGCTGAAGTAATTCAAGAAATGATTAATAAATGGGATATTGACTCAATTTTTATCGACTCCGCAGCTCAACAAATGCGTTTCGATTTAGCCCAGAATTATGATATTTCGACTATCAATGCAACTAAGAGTGTGCTGGACGGCATTGCGTCTGTTGCCACGATTGTGGACAATGACAAATTGATCGTGGATCAAAAGTGTGACCACACTCTAATGTCACTAGACCAGTACCAATGGAACCCTAATGAAAACTTGTTAACAGAAAAACCTGTACATAATATGGCGTCTCATATGGCTGATGCCCTGCGCTATGCCTTGTACACGTTCGTGGCCTCGGACATAACATTTTAGCTATCACCAGATCAAAAATACCTCTTGACTTTTCTGTTGGAATTTGATATAATTCCCCATATAAAGAGAAATTTTAAGAAATCAACCTATGAGTGAACTTAAACGCGATAAGATTAAGTACATAAGAGACCGTGCAAAGTCTGCTTATGTAAAGGATGAGGAATGTTACATCTGTGGTGGAAACGAGTCTTTGGACTTTCATCACTTTTTAAGTGTGACGGAACTTCTTAATAAGTGGATTAAAGAGAAGAAACTAGTTATATCGACTGCGGAAGATATGATGGATATGAGGGATGAGTTTATTGAGGCACACCATAAAGAAATTTATGATGACACAGTTACTCTCTGTCACAAACATCATTTAAAGCTCCACAGCATATATGGCAAGAAGCCTGCTTTAGTCACTGGCCCCAAGCAACAACGCTGGGTAGAAAAAAGAAGAGTAAAAGAATATGGGATTATTTAGAAACTGGGTTCAGAAACTGAATCCGTCACAACCGCAGATAGCGGCAGCTCAAGGAAGTCAGGGGTCGTTAGCTCCTGTAATTACTTACCAAAGAGCGTATGATAGATTAGAAGTAGTAAACAGAGGCGTTAACATGATTGTTGATGCAGCTTCACAAATCAACGTAGATGTTGGGGATAAAGAAGCGTTTCCTGGAATAGCTACTATAAGGCATAAAAAGCTCGTTAGTCTTCTCAATAGGAACCCTAACGCGTACCAGACTGCAGATGCGTTTAGACGCAACATATTTTTAGATATGCTGATGGATGGAAATGCTTTTATATACTTTGATGGCGCAAGTTTATATCACTTACCTGCAGAGAATGTTACAATCCACCCAGATAAGAAAACTTTTATCAAAGGGTATGATTATAATGGTACTAAGTATAAGCCAGATGAGATTATCCATATTCAGGATAACGCAGCTGAATCGATTTACAGAGGTAAGTCAAGACTTAGATCAGCTACAGATAGCATAGCGTTACTGTACAATATGAAAGACTTTCAGGCAAACTTCTTCAAAAATGGAGCAGTACCTGGACTTGTATTAAAGACACCTAATACTCTTAGTGCTAAAGTTAAAGATAGACTTATTAACTCATGGGCACAGAAGTATAACCCTAAGAGCGGAGGTCGCAGACCTTTAGTTCTAGACGGAGGGATTGAGATAGATAGTATCTCTAACGTGGACTTTAAAAAACTAGATTTTGAGGATTCAGTATCTAACTTAGAAAACACCATTCTAAAAGTTATAGGAATCCCACCAATTTTAATGGATGGTGGCAATAATGCTAACATTAGACCCAACCAGAAATTAATGTATCAAGAAACTGTTCTACCTTTAGTTAGGAAACTAATCAGCGGGTTAGAACGATATTTTGGTTATGACCTTGCAGCAGCACTAGAAGAACTCTCGCCTTTACAGCCAGAGTTAGATGATAAAGCAAAATATTGGCTGAAAAAATTAGTTAAATCTGGCGATAAAAGAGCCAAGATTGAATTGAATAAATTAAAAGAATAGTGTTATTTTTAATACTTTTTAAACGGTAAAAATCTCCCTGTATTTTTTTTGTAGTTTTGATATTGATCAAAGCGATTGAGTAGTAGCTTTTCTTCAAGACTAGACTTAAGGATTAAATCCACCAGCAATACCAACATAAC